ATCCACTGCTCCACATCCACCTGCATCAACTGCGTGAGCGACATGCCCGAGAAGTTGTACGCAGGCTTGAACAGGTCCGGCAGCTCGCGCGACACGAACATCATGAAGCGAGATGCATGGATCTGCTTCCCGAGAACAAACCACCAAATCGGCTTGAAAAACCACGGGTCGGTGGGGTCGGTGGTGTTGTACCAATAGGGCGTCACCCAGTAGGGTTCGATCACTTGGAAGCCGAGCAGCGAGCCTTTTTTGATACCGGTGGGGTCGATGACCAGCGGTAATTTTTTTGTCGCGTCATCGTCCTGATCCTTGATACGCATGTAGATCTGGCCACGCCCGAAAAATCCATCATGTGTTTGAGCACGCTTGAAGCAGCGGCGCAACTTGAAGTCGAGAAATGCCTTCTCGATCTGCTCGATTTGCTCGCTGCGATCGTCATCGCCGTTGGTCTTGAATTTGATCCACTTGCGCGTCATCTCGGTCGCGGTGGTTTCCGAGGCGGCGCGGTACTCGCTGATGCGCGCTTTTTCGGCGAGGTAGGGATAGCCGGGGAAGCCGAGGCCCGCGTTGTTCAAGTTGCAGTAGGTGTAGAACGGCATGATTGAGCCGTCGTCCAGGGCGAGGTAGGGCGGCATGCCGCTGTCCAGCGCGAGCATCGAGGGGTTGTCCTTGATGCCGTCGGGGATCACGCCTGGGGGCAGCTCAGGCGGTTTAAACGGGATGTGCGGCGCCTTCTTCGCCCTTGGGATCGCGTTGTCGTTGATCTTCATGCGCGCCGCTAGCTTGGGCTCAGGAGCCGGCGCATCCAGCTCCAAGAATCGGCGCAGCCAGGATTTAAGCGACACGGGACACGCGGTCGAGGACGGCGGGGTTGATGCGCAGTTCTGGCTTGCGCGGGGCGAAGGCCATCATCGTTCCATCATACAGGTTAGGTGAAAGCGTTCCTTCGGGCGACTTGTCGATGACCACCTTCCCCTGCACGTCCAACGAATAGGTCGGCTGACTCAACTCCATCAAAAGCCGCGGCAATTCTTTGAACCCAGACGCGATGCTGATGACCATATCGGGATCGTACTTGATCGACGGGTCTTTCAGACTGCGGATCGCGCGCCACGTCTCTTGGAACATGAAGCGAAGGTGCCAAGCTCCCTGAGATTTCGCATTTTTGAAAAAGTCCTCGTTCTTTCGACCTGGGACCATCATGCGTTCGGGGAACAGCACCTTGCCGCTGCCTCGGAAGGATACCGCCGTGACGTGCCGTTGTTTCTTCGCCTTGCGCCGGTCGGCGATGATGCGCGCGTCGCCCGTGATCCCTGCTCCTAAGCCGTCGTTGTCGTAGGAGAATTCCTCGAGCTCAAATTGGTCTGCGAGAAAAAATGCCTTCTCGGCGGTCGCGAAAATGTCCGATCCTTTGCCGGACCACGACTCGGCATGCGTCAGGACGTTGCCGTAGCGCACCACGAAGGCGTTCTTGTCCTTGCCCTCGTCCGCCACATCGAGCGCCCCGCGTCGCTTACCGCTCGGCTTCATGCCCAATTTAATGTGTGCATCGACCGCGGCGCTCACCCACTCCGACGGGATGACCATCCCCTCGACCGACGCCGAATAGTTGATGTCGTATTCCTGCGCGATGGTGACCGGGTCGTAGCGCTCCTGCAGCTTCTCGTACCAGGCGTCGTCCTTGCGCGGGTCGTCGCGCCAGTGGAACGTGAACTTGCGATATTTGCCGCTGTTGGCTTTTTCGGCGAAAGGGTTGGCGGTGCCGAAGACAGATGACATGTCGAAGCGGCAATTCGTGGTTGCGGAGAGCGATTGGTCGACGAGCTGTGGATGCTCCAGATGCGCCGCTTCATCGATGAAATAAATGGCGGTACGGCCGCCGCGGCCGATGTTGTCGCCACACTCACCGACGATCGCGGAGTTGGTATCAGGGAAAAATAAGCGCATATGCGGTGTGTTCTTTTTGATATCCCACGAGCCGATGAACTCACGCGGTAGGTTGTCCATAAACTGGCGCGCTTTGTAGAAAAGGCAGGACGGATCGCCCAATAAATCGACCTTGTCCTGCTGCTGGCTACCGAAGCCGATCACCATGTTTTTGTAATACAGGCACAACGTGCACGAGAGCGCGACCGCGAGCCAACTGATGCCCACGTCGCGCGACTTCTCCGTAAGTCCGAACTCGCCGTCCTTCCAATTTTGCAGCGTGAACTCTAGCCACTCGCGTTGCTTGGGAAACAAAATAAACGGCATGAGGATGGGGATGTTGCTCGACGCATTGCGCGGGTCCACCGTGATGCCCCAGTCCTCGATGAACTGAATCGGGTTATCCGTGTAATAGCGCTTCAGCGGCAGCAGCCGGTCCGGGTGCGCGCGCAGTTTCTCAAGGGCGCCGGCGCGGGCGCGGAAAATGGGGGTGTAATCTGGGGACTTGAAATCAATATTCACACAGCTTAAGCCCCGCCAAAAAATGACACAGCGATCGGATCTATGAACGATGGGATAGAGGGTAATGCCCCACCGCCTGTAATAGCCCACGATAACGTACCCGCATTGTTCAGCAGCGTAAATTGAGCGCTGGTATACGCGGCGAGGGTCGCCGTAGTGCCGGTGGCTCCTGATCCAGTAATAGCCGTCGAGCCGCCAGCGTTGACAGCGCACGCAGAAGCGGTGGGATTACAGATCAGGATCTGCCACGGCACTGTGTTGACAGAGATGTTAGCGCCATTCGGCAATACGATCGTGCCGCCGCCAGCGGTCAACATAATCACATTGCCCATGTTCGAATTGATGGTGAGCGTACCGCTCGCGCTCTGCTGGGTGCTATACGGGGCTAATCCAATATTGTAGGTAAGCCAGCCATTGAAATTGGAAGAAGGAACAATGTCGTCGGCGTAGTTGCCAGACAGATTTAAATTCGCGCGACCGTTCGCCTGTTTCCTCAAGCCCAGCGCGGACGTATACGGCAGAAAGTTAGGTGCAGAACCATTGACGATGGTACTTGAGACATCTAAGTCCAAGTTCATGCCAGGTTCGGTTAGATTTAAAGTGACATTGCTCGAGGAACGGATGCAAATATCAGCAATCGCGCCGCTGCTGATAATGCCGCCATCGAGGGTGAAGCCGCTTATGCCCTGCAATACCGTGATACCGCCCTCAAGATCGACGTTCGATATCCATGAACTGTAGGTAACCAGCGATCCTGAATCCGCACCGCCAATATCGAGCATCGGATAGCCGTAGCTCGTGAGAGTCGGTGTGCCACTGGTACTCGGCACTATCGCAACACTCGATGGCATCGAGGTACAGATAGTAATGGTGCCGGCGCCGCTAGAGCCCGAGACGGTCAGGACAAAATAGATTTTATTCTGGGTTAAATTACCGACGCCCGAGGTGAACTGTACTGGCATGCCTGGGGCATACTTCGTCAAATCCGTGACCGCAATGGCGCTTACAGTCCCGGTCAATGTCGCTGTTTGACTGTTATTCGATGTCGGGCCACCCGCACCGCCGCCGATGAGACTTATATCATTTAAGGAACTCGCCTTACGCGCTCCGACCCAGACATTACGACCTTGCACACCGGCCGTAGCATTGCCGCCGCCTACCATCCCGCTAATCGTAGAATTGCCGAAGTTATAGAGGCTCGTCCCGGAGCCCATAAAAGCTAAGCCGTTAGCATTCGTATAGGCGATCAGATCCTTGAACTCGCAATGTGAGAAGTTCTCGAACCAAAAGCCCCACGCCGTACAATTTTGCGCGAAACAATTCTTGAAGATTCCGTATGAGGGGCCGCCCTGATAGAGCGCGCCGCACTTCATGGCGTAGGTAAAATTGCTGAAACCGATATTGCGCGCGCCCGTATTGCTGATACAGCTAGCCAGCAATAAGGCTTGGCTTCCATAGACAGAGCCCAAATCCGTGTTATTTGCAGCGATACCGGGGAAAGTGCCATTGCCTTGCAGGATCGTGCCGCCAGTCAAGAGTGGCGTCGGACTCACGGTCCAGCCAGAGCCTTCATAAATCACATTCGCAAGCTGCGGCAAGGTGCCGGTGAGCGTGATGGTCTGAGCTGGCAATTTCACAATACCGCCGCCCGCTTGCGCGCATTGCACCGCTGCGGCCGTAATCCCTGCGGTCGTAAGCGCGGTCGGGTAGTACACAGCGCTGCCATTGCCGGCACCCGTGACAAAGCTTTTGCGCTGAATAAATGAGCGAATGAAAGTCGAAGTGAAAACAGAATCAAACTGATTCATCCAATCATTCGAATCGATGACGGGATACTGGCCATTCGCTTCACAGCCAAAGCCGCCGTAGAAAGTGCCGGTAGTCGTTAAACTG